TGTCTGGTGATAAAGATTTCGCTCAACTACATGTTTATGGAAATGTTAAACAGTTTGACCCAGTACGCAAGAAGCATATCAAGCATGCTGACCCCCTCAAGTTTACCCGTGAACTTATCTTCAAAGGTGACCGCGGTGACGGCATCCCCAACATCCTTTCGGAAGACAATGTCCTCGCTGATGGCATTCGTCAACGACCCGTTCGGCTCGCAAGGTTTGCTACCATTTCAGATCCTGGATCAGAGCTCGAGGGAGAAGAGCTTAGAGGGTGGAAAAGAAACGAAATGCTGATTGACTTGGCATTTACGCCGCAGAATATTCAAGATCAGATAATGTCAATTTACGATAGTGAAGCAGGTAAGGATAGGTCAAAGCTATTCAATTACTTTGTATCTAAGAAGCTGACTTCTCTAGTTGAACAGATAAGTGAGTTTTAAATGGCACCTCCAGTAACTATTTCTTCCCTATTATCTAACATAGATAAAATCTCTCCAAAAAAAGATAGAGTAGAAGCATTGCGCCAGCTGGGAACAGTTGGTCGCTATGCTGCTCATATTCAGTATGTTCTTAAGATGGCATACCACCCACAAATCAAATGGCTTCTTCCAGAGGGCCCGGCACCCTTTAAAACAACGGATGCTCTGGATCAAGAAGGTCGACTATATTCAGAACTACGTCGACTGTACCTCTTTGTAGAAGGAGGTAACCCTAACCTGAAACCTACAAGACGTGAGTTTCTTTTTATTCAACTATTAGAATCAATAGACGCAGAAGACGCAAATCTTTTGAATCATATGAAAGATAAAAAGTTACCTTATAAAAATATTTCATATAAGTTGGTGCAAGAAGCGTTCCCTGAGCTATTACCAGAGGTAAATAAAAATGTCAAGAGCAAAGGCGAAGTTGCAACCTGACTTCGAGTATGACAGCGAGTTTAGTGATTGGGACTATAATAACAGAAAGCAATCACAAAAACAAAAGCAGCGTAAGTTTGAAAGACGACAACAGCGATTGCTTAAGCAAAAAGACATTAACCATTATTTGGAATTAGAAGATGAATATTTTTAAGAACATATGGAATTGGTTGACTGGCGTCGATCTCAAAGATGTCGTCACTCAACAAATAGAACCTGAAGAGGTTAAACCTGCAAAGAAACCTAGGGGTCGACCTAAGAAGGCTGGAAGTACTACTGCTAAAAAGCCCAGGACCCGTAAATCTACAGAGAAGTAGGTCAAGCTAAAAATGCCGACTTATACATTTAGAAATAAAGATACGGGCGAAGTATTTGAGCAGTTCATGAGTATTTCCGAACTGGATGTGTACAAAGAGTCTCATCCAGAACTAGTACAGCAACCGAGTGCTCCGTTCATTGGCGACGCTGTGCGACTTGGATTAAAAAAGGCTGATCCAGCATTTCGGGATTATCTTAAGAGCATGAATAAAGCTAACAGCAAAGGAGTGAGTAAGAGCACCATTAACTACGATTAAAGGGCTTTAAATGAAATCACGACCTAAAAGAAACGATAACATAGTCGTTTACAACTTTAATACTGGAAAGGGTAAAAAAGTTCAAAACCAGAATTTTAAAATGCATCAAATACACCCCCTAACAGAGGCGCAAGGGGAAACATTTGACGCTTATTATGAAGGTTATAATTTACTACTTCATGGATTAGCGGGTACAGGTAAAACATTTATTAGTTTGTATCTTGCTTTACGCGAAGTACTTGACGGTGACACAGGTCGTAAGAATATAACAATCGTTAGGTCAGTTGTACCTACCAGGGATATGGGCTTCCTGCCGGGCAGCGCTAGCGAAAAGAGTAGAATATATGAACAACCTTATAACGCAATATGTAATGAGTTGTTTTCAAGAGGTGATGCTTATGAGGTACTTAAACGTCGAGGCGTTATAGACTTTATGACAACCTCCTATATAAGAGGAACTACAATGAATGATTCTATCATTATTGTAGATGAATGTCAAAACATGACATTTCACGAACTCGATTCTACTCTAACTAGAATAGGACATAATAGTAAAATCCTATTCTGTGGTGACTTTAGACAAACAGATCTAAATAAGCCATATGATAGATCAGGCATAAAGGACTTTATGTCCATATTGGAAATTATGTCTTCATTTGATTATGTAGAGTTCGGCGAAGATGATATTGTTCGCTCAGGACTAGTGAAGGAATATATAATTGCTAAAGAAAGATCAGGCTTCTCGGACACATTACTTCCAGCATAGTTTACTGGACGAAAAGAAGCTAGACAGACAGACAAGTGACGGAGGAAGAGTATATGTTACTGAAGAAGGTAATGCATATCCCTCCGTCACTACTGTTCTTTCTGAACTTAATAAAGCATCAATTATCGAATGGCGAAGTCGCGTCGGGGAAGAAGCTGCTAACAAAATCACCGCTAGAGCAGTACGTCGAG